GAAGGATCTTCTCCACGGTGGCGCCGACCCCGGTTTGGAGCGCTTTGAGTGCGTTCTCGGCCTTGTCTGCTCTGGCCCTCTCGACCTCGCTGGCGGCCTTGTGCATGGCGACCACCTCGTCGTGGTGGCGCCTGGGGATGAAGTCGCCGCGGATGATCGCGAGCAGCACCGCCACCCCGACGGCGCCGCCGCTGATCCCCGACCACGGCAGGCTCGTCAGGACGTCCATCGGCTCAGGTCACAGCCATCGGCGCGCAGCGGCGGCGGTCGCTCAGTGCGTCCATTTATCGCCTCCCGATCATGCGGTCACAGTGGCGGGTCGCCGGGGAGGGTCGTCGGCCACGGGTCCTTAGTGGTCCACGTGGCGTAGACGCGGGCCTCGCTGGCGCCGATGCCGGGGAGGTAGACGGCTCCGCTGACGACCTGTAGGGGTGCCGTTGTGAGCGGCGGGGTGATGCTGCCGTAGAGGACGGGTGCCCACACGACGTCATCGGCGCGGAAGCCGATGGGGAGGTCGAGGAGCTGGTCGGCGGTGCCCCGCGTGATGCGGCCGGAGAGGACGACGACGTCGCCGATGCGGCGTACGGCGATGCGCTGGATGGCGTTGTCGGTCCACCCGTTGAGGAGGGCGGCGGTGAGGACACGCTGGCCGGTGTTGCCGCGCACGGCCTCCCACCCGAACGCGTCGGCGCGGGACGTCTTGACCCACTTGGCCACGCCGAGGGCTGCGGTGGGGTCGGTGCAGGTCGAGCCGATGGGGGCCGCGATGACTCCCTCGGGGCTGCCGGTGCGGACGTACTCGCGGCGCTGGCCGCTTCGTCCGCCGTAGATGTAGATGCCCTGGGACCTGTCGATGAGCGTGTTGGTGGTGGTGCCAGAGTTGTCGATCCAACCGGGGACGTCGAGGGGCCGCTCGCCGCCGGCGAGGTCGACGGTGGTGTAGTTGACGCCGGCGTCGAGGAGGACGTTGTAGCCGCCCCATCCCTTCGTGCCGTTGATGTAGCTGCCGCCCTGGGAGTCGCGGACGCCGTGGTCGATCCAGAAGCCGGAGGCGTGGTAGATCGTGCGGCCCTCGATCACGCCGGATACTGAGTTGCCGCCCGTGCGGGCGATTCCTCCGCTGGACGGGGGGAGCGAGGCGAAGTGGATGAACGACGTGTTAGCGGCGCCCTGGACCTTGAAGCAATCGAAGAACGACCAATCGCGGTGAGCGACGCTCATGGTGCCCGATGCGACGATGGTGCCTCCGCTGGGTACGTGGAGGTTCTCGGCCCAACAGCCGAGCATGACGCCGCGCGTGTAGACGTGGGTGAGGTCGTCGCCGGCGTCGAGGATGAACGCGCCGGAGGCGCCGACGTCGCCGGGATGGGTGGCCGCGTCGCCGTAGACCTGGGAGCGGAGGCCGACGTTGATGTAGACGGTCCCATTGCCTCGGATGATCCTGGCGTAGGGGACGTCGTTGGCGACGACGGCGACGGGGTCGCAGAGGGTGACGTTTTCCCAGAGGCCGAAGTAGGTGTCATGCATGAGGATGCATGGGCCGCCGGTGCGGCGGATGGTGAGGTCGCGGAAGGTGTAGCCGATGGGGTACCCGTTCGGCGGGGCGTAGATGCCGGTCTTGGTCTTGGCGGGGTCGGCGGTGCCGTCGCCTTGGATGGTGAATCCTTCGAACGCAATGTGGCCGATCATGTCGGCGGGCCACTTGAATCCGGTGAAGTCGAGGACGGGGCCGGTCTGGTTGATGCACTTGATGACGGAGCCGGTGTCGCCGACGCCGGCGAGGTTGCCTCCGCCGGCGCCTCGGAGTCCGGCGGAGTAGCCGGCGAGCGCGAACGTGCCCTCGATGGTGATGATGCCGGGCGGGAGCTCGACGGTGGCGGCGCCGCCGGCGTTCTTGGCAGCCGCGAACGCGGCGTGTAGGGCCGTGTTCTGCGGGGTGCCGGTGCCAGCTCGGACGCCGTACCTGTGGGCCTTGATGATGGTGGCGGCGGACAGGACGTACTCGGCGAGTGCCTGACTCATCGTCGATCCGGGGTCGGCGAGTTGCTCGGTCAACGCCCCGGGAAGCTCGGTGCGGACGGCGGGCGACACCTGCGCCGCGATCCGGCCGGCAAGACCAGCCAGCACCGCATCCCACGTGAGCGGGTCGACCTCGACGTCGCCGCCGGGAACATCCTTGATGCCCACGAACGGGACAGTCGCGTCGTCGTCCCAGTCGTCGCACCGCAAATGCCCTACGACGCCGCCGAAAACAACCCGGTACACCACGCCGGGAGCCTTCACCACCTGCACGCGGGCCAGGCCGTCCGGGTCGGTCTGGCATGTCCGCGACAACCCGAGGATGCGGTTCAGCGCCTCGTCGGGGATGACGTGGTCCGCCGGTGTCTGCACCGTCGCCGTCATTGCGACGGCCCGGGCCAGTGGCGCGGCGGAAATGTCCCGCCACGTCCCCTCGATAGTGAGCATGCTGAGCGTCACGCGGTTGCCTCCAGAATCAGTGTCGTTGCCGTGCCGGACTTCTTGACCCACTCCCGCTCAGGGTCGGACCACGCGGGAACCGGGGTGGTGCGCACCGTCAAACCGGAGTCGACTGTCGCGCCCGGCGACCTCGTCGCCGACCACGTGGCCGCGAACGTGTCCCCACCGGACGCGGTAACCGTGGCCGTCATCACGTCACCCGGGTCATAAGACGCCTTGTCGAAAGCGATGGCGAGCGCCACTAGATGCCACCCCCGTTCGCGCGCAGCTCGGTGTTCAGCGCGGCAGCCTCTTCCGGGGTCCACGTGGCAGACCCCGGCGTCACCTCAACCGACGCCGCACCCAAGTCGATCGCGGCACGAACCGCCAGCGTCGACGTGGTCCCCGCCGCCGCCAACGCGGCCGCCGTCGCCATCCGCACATGCAGCGGGTGGTCATCCCCAGCCGCCCACGACACCAGCGGCCCCGACGTCGACGGGAGGAACCCCGTCACACCCCACATCGCGAGATCATGCGCACAGTCCGCGTGCCACTCGGCCAAGTCCAGCGCCCGAGCGGTCGACGCATCCCGCGCGCCCGTCGCCGCGTCCACCCCGTCATGCGCGGCGAGCATCAGCAGCCCACCCACACCGAGCGGACCCCACACGGCCGCGTGACCCGAGATCACGTCCCGGGCGGCCGTCAGGTCCTGCTCCGTAGTGAAACCGCGCGCCACCGCGTCACCGAGGACATAGGCCGCCGCGAAACCGTGCGACAGCAGCGACCCCGGCAGCGCCACCGCCGACAGGCTCGCCGCGTCACCCACCCCGGCCGCGCCCGCCAGAAGACCGGACAGATCGAGGAACGCGGCGACCCAGTCCGGTGCCCACCAGTCCGGGGTCACCCAGTCGGGGCGCGCCGACACGTCCACGCGCAACAGCACCGGCAAACCGAGGCTGTCCGCCCACGCGAACTTGGCGGCCAACGTGGACACGTCACCCAACACACCCGGGGCCGGATGCAAGTCAGCCCACCGCGGCGACAGCCCCGTGAAACCGCCCGGGCCGGCACGGAACACCGGGAGGTTCGCGGCTGTCTGCTCACGACTCAACCCGCCCAGCCCGCCGAGCTCGGCGCGCCACGTCCAGGACGGCACCAGCGTCGCGCCCACCGTGGGCTCCCCACCGGCCGGGCCAGTGACCCAATGCCACGACCCGGGGACGGTCTGGTAGGCGAAGCGGTCTCCGCTCACGTCGCGATCAGCGCCCGATCCTGCGAGGCCGCCCACGCCGGCACAGTCACACCAGACGTCGCCGACAAGAAGATCGCCACCCGCGACCCCCACGCCGCGGGCCGCGCCGTCAGCACGGCCCCACCGGAGAACGTCTTCCACCCGCCGGCAGTCGCGTCGTAGAGGCAACCGACGATCGCGTTGGGGTCAGCGCCGCCACCGCCGCCTCCGGTGGTGTCCACGTCCGTCCAACCGGTGCCGTCCTCTGCCGTGGTCCATTGCAGCTTGCCGGTGGTCGGATGGCTACGGAACCGCGCCGGGCCGGGACCAAGCGCGAGGTATCTCGTGATCGTCAACGTCTCGCCTTCACCGTCGCCTCCGCCGCCACCGGACCCGGCCTCATGCGACGACACCCACACCCGGCGACGCATCTCCGGCGAGTCGAGATACGCCCCGCCCGGCGAATCCGACAGGCCGTAATCCACCAGGACTTCCGGGGCCCACCCGTCGGAGTCGGCGCGACCCGTGCCACCCGGCCACCGCGAATCGTCGCCCGCCAGGTCCGTGACGACCGTGTACGCCGACCCGCCGACCGGCGCGTTGTAGTAGGTGACCGGCGCGTACGGGACAACCCGCACCGCGCCATCAACTACCCGAGACACATAGGCCCCGGAAAGCGTCATTGTGCCCATCAGATCGCCTTCCACGGGATGTTGAGCGTGCCGCCCGTGCTCGCTGTCGACAGGTCGCCGCGCACCGTGAAACTCGTCGCGGTCGGCAAGCCCACTAGCGTCAACGTCAGCGTCTTGTCAGCCGGGGCCGCGAAGTAGATCGACGCCGGCACCACCACTACCGGTGGTTCGACGAAGTGCATCGCAAAGTTGACGGTGACGGTCTTCGATGTCTGCCCCGAGGCGTACGGCAGTGCGAGCACCCCCGCGTCCATCTTGCGTTCCGGGGTCAGTCGCAGCCACAGCCCCGACACCGGCGACCGAAAATGCAGCGCCTCCGGGTCGGATCGGAGCTGCGACGCGCCGCCCGCGGCCAGGTCGGTGTCCGCCCACTCCGCCGCGCGGTCCTCGTCGCCGTCGTAGCACGGGATATAGCTACTGACGATATCCGCCAGCAGTTGCACGGCGGCCGGCAGGTCCACCGTGTCAAGGCCGACGACACCCCTCAGCCGGGGATGGACATTCGGGTCAGCCACGGGCGCTCCTCTCTCTTCTATGCGGTGTCGGGAGTGACCGCGTCCACGGCCGTCCCGGAAATCGGTAGACCCGTGATGACGTGCCGTGACATGCCCGCATCCGCGTGCACGCCCACGACGTCGCCTACGTCTGCCCACGGCTGGTCAATGGCCGTGAAAGTGACTCCGCCGGCCCGGGCTTGCAGTTGTCCGAGTCGGTCGCGGGCCGCGTCCCGAGCGATCAGGTCACTCGACGCCGGCAGCGAAAGAAATTCCGGGATGAGCCGGTAGCCGATCAATCCCGTGTCGCCGCGACGCCCGGTCAGTACCTCCATGCCGGCGTCGCCGACGTACGTCGGCGACCCCGGGCGCGTGTCTGCCGCGACGCCTACCGAGTGCGTGTCAGGGTCTTCGACTCGGACGCAGTTCGCGGTCTCGTCCTCAGACCACGACTGTTCCCGCGACACCAGTCCCGCGCCCTCGTGGACCGTCCAGTCCGCAGCCCGGCCCGCGGTCGGGATCGGCGCGAGCCGGAATCCGCCGCCCGGCGGGCAGAAAAGCTCAGCCCCGGCGAGCAACGCGTACTCCTCGATCGCGCGCCACCGTGACCCGTCGCCAGGGTCATAGGTGCGGGCCGAGCACAACACGTCCCGCACGCCCGGGGCGACCGACAGGGCCACGTCTGGAAGCACCTCGCGCACAAGCTGCCGGATCGCCGACACCGCCGACATGCGCGGCATGACCTGGGGTCGCAGGAAGCCAGCGCGAGCGAGCACGTACTCCCACGACTTGCCCGTCAACTCCCACGGCCCCTCGCCCGTGACCGCCGTAATCCGCAGCACCCCCAGCGGGGCCGCGAACTCCCGCCCAGACGGGCCGGTGACCACCTTCCGCGCCACGATTGACGCGCCCCGGCGAGTCACCGCAAGCCGCGGGATCGGTGCGTCGTCGGCGCCGATGACGACGACTTGCGCCTCGCGTCGGTGGATGCGGTCCGCCTGGACTGTGCCGCGCAGGTCCACGACCCGGACCGGGATCCGGTGCTGGTCCGGGACCGTCAGCCACGCCTCGACGCGGGACCGGAGCACCTGCCCGGCCGTGAGCAGCGGCTCGATCTCACGCGGAGCGCGCGGCACGAGTCCCCGCCAATAGCAAATCCCAGCGCGTCGGGTACCGGCCAGCCACTTGCCGAAGCGTCGCCGCGTCCCTGATGGCGTCGCGCCACGTCCAGGACGGCACCAGCAGCGGAGCCTCACCCGGCCACGGGCGGCCCACCTGGCGCCACGAGAACTCCACGTCGCGCCACTCCCAACCGGGCGTGCTCCCTGGACGCGACTCCGCTGCGCCGGTCACCGCGAGGTACATCGCGCGCAGCCCGTGAGCCGGATTCGCGTGGAGCAGCACCGTGCCCGGCTCGGCCAGTAGCCGATCCAGCGCGTCCAATGCGTCCCACCCGGACACCCGCACCGTGTACGACCCCTGACGGCCCGACAAGCCTTGCGACCGGTAATGCGGCAGCACGCCCGCGCCGTCCGGCTCCACGAAGCTACCCCTACCCGCACGAGACGGGCTATCCGGGTGCAGAATCCGCGCCCTCACCGACAGTCCCGGCCGCTCAATGTGCTTCAGCCACGTGGAGCACGCCGCGCCCGTGCACTCCTGCAGCGGCGGCACGTCCACCGTCGCCACCATTGACGCCGTGGTCTGCTCGCCCACCGCCCGGTAAGACACTCGGGTGCCCGGCTCAGCCTCCCAGTCGTACGCGGCGGCCTCGCCGCCGATGACACGCGCCGGGAAACCCGACCGCACCGGCAGCCACTCGCCGCCCGCTACGGCCCGCTCGATCGTCACCGAGTGCCCCTCGCACCCGATAGCGCGCACCAGCACACCCGGCCTGGCCTCGTCGACCACGGCCTCCATCAGCGCGAGAGTCACAGGCGACGCGCCCCCTGCGCCCGCTGTGTCAGCCGACCCACGCGGTAGCCGTCCATGACGACCTCGAGCCCGTCGAGTTCCTGCCGCAGCATCCGACGCTGCCACCCCTGATCCACGGCCACGCCGTGACGGGTCGCGTCGTCGTATGCCGACTGCGACACGTAGCGGCCTTGCAACTCGCCGGCGGCATACTGCCGCGCCGTGGCCGCCGCCAGCAGCCAATCCGGCATCCCCAGCAGCCGACCCGCGTCCTGCCAAATCCTCACGTTCCGGTCCCTCTCAGCCGGCAGGCCGGAGATGTACGCCTCCCAGCCGGTCTTGCGCTCAGCCCACAGCGCATACGTGCCGCCCTTAGCGATCTGCGGCACCCGCGGCACCACCTGGCCCGTCGCGAGCGAGATCCCGCCCCCGGCATACGCGCTGACGCCATCCCGCATCAGCGCGCCCCGCGCGCGCGGGATGTTGTGCGAGACCGAGTTGACGAGCACGGTGGAGCCGACGTGTCGCGGGATCGAGTCCAGCGCGGTCTTGACCCGCCACGCCGCGTTGGCCGCGGCGTCCGCGCCCGAGACCGTGATCTGAGACGACCACGACTTAGGGATGGACCTGATGTTGGACTCCACGCCCCACGCCGCCTTAGCCGACTCGGCCGCACCGGGCGTCGAGAAGGGTGTCACCACCTCGTCCGGGACCATCTCGTAAAAGTGCGTCGTTGTCGCCGCCTGCTCCTGCGACGCCACCGACCCCGGGGTGTCAAAGATCGTCGAGACCCGCTTCGGCGCACCGAAATACGTGCTGATCAGGTCCTCGGTGGCCTTTTGCGATTCCGCGACCCCGGCCGCGGTGAAGAGCGTGTCCACCTCGGACGGCACCAAGCCCATGCTGTCCGCCAGCTTGCGCGCCTCGCCAGCACTCATGCCCGCGTCTGCAGCGAAATCGAGGAATGCCTTGCGCCCCTTGGACAGGATGCCCGCCACCTCGGACGCCGACGCGCCCGCCTCAGCAGACTTCGCCGCCCAATTGGCCGTCGATGACGCGATGTTGTCAAGCGCGGCTTGATTGGCCCGGCCCGCGTCCGTGTTTATGTCGAGTGTCTCGCCGTTCTCCTTGAGCGAGGAGGTGGCGTCGTCGATCGCGGCCTGGAAGTCCCGGGCCGACCCGCGCTGGCCCAGAAGCTCGGCGCCCAGGTCTTGCAGCGAGGACACCAGCTCATCCATGGACTTCGCTGTGTCCTCCGCGGTCTGCCCGGTGCTGGAAAGCTCGCCGCCGAAGGCTGAGAGGTCACCGCTCGCGCCGGCCGCGTTGTCGCCGGCGAGGCGTGTCTGATTGCCCACCGCGGCAAGTGCCTCGCCGTACTGAGGCAGCTTGGCCGCGAGTTGCTCCGAGGTGACTCCGAGGGTCTTGGCGTACTCGGCCACCTGATCGAGTTGCTTGGCCGCGAGATCGGCGTGGCCCGAGGAAACCAGCTCGGCAAGCATCGAGTCCATGTCGGCGATGGCTTTGTTGCCCTTGTCAACGACGGACTCCAGCCCGGCCGTGCCGAGCGTGACAGTGTTGAGCACCTTGTCGATGCCGTGCCCGATCTGCGCGCCGGTGTCCTTCCCGAACGCGGCTCGCAGCGCAGAACCCAGGTCGTCGATGTTCTTGCCCATCGTCCAGAAGGTGTTCTGCTCCATGCCCGCGACAGCCCGGTCCCATGCCGATATGGCTTCGCCGCCGTTGAGGAGGTCCTGCTGGAGCTGCTGGAGCTTGATGTGCCCGGAGCCGTCGCCGTCGATGGCATTGACGATCCCGCCTGCGATGATCAGCGCGCCGAGCGCCTTGCCGACACCCACGCCCGCGCGCTGCACGCCCAGCATCGCCTTCTCGGCCCGCGGCCCCCGATTGGAGATCCAGTCGAAAGCCTCGGACGCACTGCGCCCCGCCTGGGCGACCTTGCCGACCCCGGCCGCAGCCAGAATGCCGGCCGAGCCGATACCAGCGACGGCGAGCGCGCCATTGCGTAGCGGGGCCGGGAGATCGGCCGCGAATTGGGCGACCTTGGAGAGCCCATCGGCGGCGGCGGCGGCCATCGGGGCGAGCGAGTCACCAAGGGTGATTGCCGCGTCCCGCGCGTTGTTGCGGGCAATCGCCAGCCGTGCCGCGGTCGTGTCGAGCCGCTTGGCGAATTCCGCCTGCATCGCCGAGTTCTGCTCGGCGGCCGACCGCCCGGTCTGCAGCGACTCGGTCAGCAGGTCGCCCGCGCCGGCCATCTTCAGTAAGGCGGAGGTGACGCGCACGTCGGACTGCCCGAGGTCGTCGAGCACCGTGAAGACGTCGCCGCCGGTTTGCTGGATGCGGCCGAGCCCCTTGACGAAGAGGTTCATGGCGTCGGCCGGGGACTCGGAGAATGCCCGCGCGAAGTCGTCCGCGCTGATGCCGGCGACCCGGGCGAATCGCTCCAGGTCGTCGCTGCCGGTCTTGACGGCCTTGGACATGTCGATCAGGACATTGCTGATCGCAGTGCCGCCGGCCTCAGCCTCGATGCCGACCGAGGAGACCGCATTGGCGACCCCGAGCAGGTCGGCCTCGGTCATCCCGACGACCTTGGCCGCACCGGCGATCCGGGAGGACATGCTCAGGATGTCGCGCTCGGTGGACGCCCCGTTGTTGCCTAGCGCCACAAGGGCATTGGCGAAGCGGTCGACCCCGGCGGTGCCCTCGCGGTCGAGAGTGCCCATGACATTGCTGATCTGTGCGATCGAGGTGGCGGCCTCGTCCGCGGTGAGGTTGGTGGTCTCGCCGAGCTTGATCATGGTCTCGGTGAAGCCGACGACATCCCCGGTTTTGACGCCGAGCTGACCGGCCGCCTCGGCGACGGCCGCGATGTCGTCGTGCGTCGCGGGCAGGGTCTTGGCGAGCCCGCGAAGCGAGTCCTCCATCTCCTGCCCGGCGCCGTCGACGGACTTGGTCACGCCCGCCCACGAGGACTCCCAATCGACCGCGGCCTTGCCCATCAGGCCGATAGCGGCACCGACGGCTATCGCGCCACGGGCGGCGGTCTGGGCCGTCTCGTCGAAGGCAGCGCGGCCCTTTCGGGCGGCCTCGGCCTGCTCCCGCGCCACCTGCTTTGCAGCGGTCGACTGCTCCCGCTGCGCGCGGGTCGCCTGCCTGGCTGCGGACTCGGTCTTGCGCCCGACGCCGGCAGCGGCCTCGCCCGCGCGCTCCATGTCGGCAATGAAGGACTTGACCTCGGCCTCGAGGACCGCCTTGGTGACGCGATTGACGCCGGACACCTACTCACCCCTTCGGCCTCGATGGGGTGTGCTACATCGCCGCTATGCGCGCCTCCATTGCGTCCCGCTCGGCCTGCGCCCGCGCGGGGTCGAAGGCTAGCGGGTCGCGGGCTGTCTCGCCGTCGGGGAGCAGCGCGAAGGCGAGCATGGTCTCGGGGCCGGTGTCCTTGTGCTCGGCGTAGAAGGCCGCTCGGGCGGCGGTGACGTGGCACGTGGTCACGCGCGCCTGCCACCGGCCCTCGGTGTCCTCGTCGCTGCAGACCTCGAGCGGCGACCCGCACTGCGGGCACAGCGTCTCGCGGTGCGTCTCGTAGGCCAGGTGGAGGTCCCGGTCGGTGTCGCCCCATTCAGGCCAGGACAGCCCGAGGAAGCGGCCTACCGGGACGCGGTATCGGTCAGCTACTTGGAGCGCGCGGAGGAGCGGCGCTGCCCGCGGTTGCCGGAGCGCCGCTGCGAGAAATCCGCGCGGAAGATGCCGCTGGACTGCGACTCCTTCGAGTTCACGAACGCCATAGCGGTCATCAGCTTGCGTACCTCGCCCTCGGCGCCAGCATCGGCCATCTGCCGCAGCGCCTTAGCGGTCACCCCGGTCGGGGAGACGATCTGCGCGGCGAGCTGCTCGAACAGGACCCGCTCGCGGATGTCGTAGTCGAGTGCGGTGATGTCCTGCGCCTCGTCCTTGGTGAGGGTGAAGCCAATCCGTTCGGCGGCGCGGACGCGGAAGTCGACGATCCAGTCCGTGGAGCGAGCCTGGACCTCCCACCACGTGCCGCCGTCTTCGTACTCGCGGCGCAGCGCCTCGAAGTCGTCGATGAGGCCGTCGACGTTGGTGCCCTCGGGGGTGGACTCGATACGCGCAGCAAGCGCCCGCATCCGGGGGATGAGGTCGCCGCCGCGGTAGATCAGCACGGCCTCCCGGTAGGCGCGGACACCGGCCAGGAAGTCGGCGACGTCGAAGTCCTCGACCTTCGGCTCGGGTGTGGTGTCGACGCTCGCCGCCGTGGTCGGTTCGTCGTCGTAGAGGGCGCGTCCTGCGTCGGACATGGGGTGTGCTCCTTCGGTGAGTCGGTGAGTTGGTGGTGGTGAGAACCCTGGCCGCCGCGCCTCACCGGTGCGCGACGGCCAGGGGGCCGGCGGTGAGGCGTCAGGCCCCGGCTGCGACAGCGCGGAAGGTCCAGAAGTCCTCGACGGCGGTCGGCACCTCATACGAGATGTATGCCTCGGTGCTCGGGTCGCGCAGGTAGTCGACCGTGAAGCGAGCGCCGATGCGAATCTCCTCGGCGGCGACCCATGCGTCGGTCGCCGGCTTGTCGGTCTTGCGCATGTAGGCCCACAGCGTGGTGCCTCGGGTCATGACCGCCTGGAAGAGCTCGTCGTCGGCGGGGTCGATTCCGCCGGCTTCGAGGTAGTAGCGCCAGAGCGTGAAGGCCAGCTCGGCGTTGGAGTCGGTGAACGCTTCCTCGTTCGACCCGCACAGCGCCTTGGCGCTGGCCGTGCCGGACGCGGTCGGGGAGAAGCGGAAGCCGTCCGAGAGGACCTTCTTGCACGCCTCGATCCCAGCATTGAGCTCGGTGACCGTCGGGGCCGCCTCGTTGGCGGGCTTGGTCGTCAAAATGGTCAGCTTGATCTTCTTGTCGGCGAGGACACGCTTGCCCATCGTCATGCCTCCTTAGTGGCGGGGTCGTCTTGCTCGATGTCGAGGTCGACGGCGTCGACCTCGTGTGCGGTCTCGCCGGTGCTTGCCGCAGCTTGTGACGCCTCGCGGGCGCGCTGCTCGATGGCGGCGCGGAAGCGGGGCGTGAGGGTGAATCCCTTGCCGAGGGTCGGGTGACCCAGCCACCGGCTCGGGATCTCCTGGATGCCGCCCGCGCGGTTGCGCACGGGCACGAATTCGGGCAGGTCGGCCAGTGACAGCTCGGGGCTGTCGTCGGCGGCCCTGTCGGCCTTGCGTCGGGTCATGGGGTGCCTCCTTCGGGGAGCCAGATAAGGCCGGTCCACAGCAGCGGCGAGTAGTGCCGGCTGGGGGTGAGTGCGGTGTCGTGCCGCACGGGGCCGGGGTCGTAGCCGTCCGGCTCGGACAGCGGGCCGGTGCACAGGCCAACGACGCGCGGCTCCGCGTCGGTGAGGGCGGCCCGGACGCGGTCGATAGCCCGCAGCGCGCGGGCAATGTCGCCGCCGGCGGCGGTCACCTGGAAAGTGAGTCGAACCTCCTCGGACGGCCCGGACAGCGACACGCTGCGCCGATTGCCTGGGGAGGGGTAGAGCGCGGCATACGGGCGCGCCGCGCCATCCTCGTCGGTCACGGCCAGGGGCTCGCCGAGAAAGGCGCCACCCTGCCCGATGTGCCCCGCCAGCAGGTCGAGGACGGCGTCGTAGTAGCCGCTGAGCGGGATAGCCAGGCTCACCCGAGCACCCCGCTCATGAGGCGGTCGAGGGCGGTCATCCACGTCCCGACGTGCCGGTCGTATGCCGGGCCGAGGTGCGCGCGGGGCGCCATCGTGGAGGTGCCGTACTCGACATACGCCGCGTAATCGGCGGTCGCGCCGATCGTGGCGCTGATGCGGCTCGCGTCGACGGTGAGGTCGGTGCCGATGCTGGAGCGGAGGTTGCCGGTGTCGACGGGGGCGAACGCCTTGGCGTCGCGCTCGATGGCGCGGGCTGACTTCTCGGTGACCATCGCGGCTGCCTTGAAGGTGCGCGGCCCCACCTGGGCGAGGGTCACGGCGAGACGGTTGAAGTCGCTCACGTCGATCTTCATTCGGCGTCCTTGGCGGCGTCGCTGCAGAGCAGCGAGCGGGTGAACCGCTCGGACCCTAGCGGCGCGACGACAACGTACAGGGCAGCCTCAGCGAGGGCCGCGTCGTTGGGTGCGTCGGTCACCAGCACGCGGACGCCCCGCCCGAACGCGGGCGCCGCGAAGTCCAGCTCAACGAGATAAGGCTGCCCGGTTAGAGTCTGCCCGGCAAGGTCGACCGGCCCCTCGCCTTGGAGTCGCTGCACGCGGGCGCCGCCGGTCCAGTCGCTGGACCAGGTCGCGCTCGTGCTGTCAGTCGCGGCGTCGTATGCCGTCCCCGTCCGCACCCCAACCGAGACCGCCGCGTTAAAAGACGTCGGCAGCGCCGCGGCGTGGTGCTGCGACCAGCCGGCCGGGATGATGCGCGTACCGGGCAGGGGCATCCGGTCACATGCCCGTGACGAAGCGTGGCACCAGCTCGGGGTCGCACGGACGCGCCGCCCCTAGGGTGTCGACGAGGTCGAAGCCGTCGAAGGTGTCGGCGAGGTCGGTCGCGGCCTGCGCGGCGTCGCGGAGACGCTTGGCCAGGGCGCGCAGCTCAGCGGAGACGGCCGGCCCGTCGGTGGCGAGGTCTTGCGTGCGGATCTTCTTGGAGACCAGGACCTCGGAGACGGCGATTGCTTCCAGCGCGTCAGCGGCGGCGAGCCGGATGTTGCTGGAGTTGAGGTCGAGGTAGACACCTAGCGTCTCGTCGGTGAGGAGCGCCCCGCTGCCGGGTGGGTCAGCGATCAGCGCACGGACGGCGCTAACGTCTTCGGGGTACGCGACCAACGTAGCTTCACCTCCGGTTCCTCTCAGGGGGTAGGGCGGCCACTGGCCCCCGGTGCGTCTACACGGGGGCCAGTGGGCTGAATGAATGGGCGCAGGACGCGCTGATGTCACGAGCCAGGGAGTTGGGCGCCCTCGGAGCCCGGCTATGCCCGCCACGGTGCCCGCCAGCGGCCTTCGGCGACTCAGTTGCAAGGGTGTCCGTTACCCTCCGGGGCTTTCCCGCCGTTGACGCCCACCCAGCGCCGCCCGACCCCGTGGAAGGGGACGGGTCGGGCGGCGAGGGAAGGCGCCCCAGTCAGGGACGCGGCCGGCGCGCAGCGAGCGCGGCCCGGATTGCATCCTCCTGCTCCTTGGTTGCCTTCTTGGCGCCCTCGGGCAGCAGGTGGGCGTTGCCCTTGTCGAGCCAAGACTTCGGCACGTAGGGGTTGGCCGGGATCGGCGCCCCGGCGGCGTCCACGACGTAGACGTAGCCGTCCGGCAAGCCGGGGTCAGCGGCCTTGGTCGCGGCGGCGTCGGCCTGCTCGCGCAGGGCGGCGTTCTCCGCTTCCAGCTCGGCGATCCGGGCGGCGGCGTCGGCCGCGGCCTTGTCCGCGGCAGCCTTCGCAGCAGCTTCGGCCTTGGCCTGCTCGTCCTTGTCGGCGGGCGGTGTGGTGGTGGCCATGGTGGTCACTCCTTGTCTCAGACCGTGTAGGTCACGTCGGCGACGGTGGGCATGTTGGCCGGCTCGGTGGCGCCGCCGGTGTTGTCGCTGGCATACGTCAGCGCCGGGTCACCGGTCGCCGCGCCGCAGATGTGGCGGGCACGGTACTCGATGCTGTCGTTGAGGAAGGAACCCTCGTCGGGGCCGAGGTCGCCGCCGCCCATGGCCCGGCCCCGGGTGTTGGCGTACCGGTAATCCGGGGTCTCG